GCGATAAGGTTGGCCACTGCGTTGAAGTTCGGATACAGGAATTTGATTGCAGCCAGTCCAGAGGCAACGCCGTCGCTGGTTATGCCACCGATGATGGTTTCCTTCGTGATCTTGGTAAGGTCGACCTCGGAGTAAGATGCCTCGATCGTTGTCATGGGGGTCTCGCCGATGTCGAAGATCGTCAGGGTATTGGTTCCATAATCGTAGCTCAGGCGGTAGTCCACACCCTCGACCTTTTCATCGAGTGCGAAGGTGTCGAGGATAATCGTGTCGCTGACGATGGTGGCCATTTTATTGGCGAACGTCAGCTGCTTGGTCGTTGGTGAGCTTTTTGCGTGAGTCGTCGGATCGAGGACATTGATCACGAATATCGGGCCCACGTTTCCGATGGTGTTGTTAAAATGCGCGTCAATGGCCTCGCATAAGCTGAAGCCGGCCCAGTTGTCTGTATAGCCGATCTTCCTCTTGGCCTCGTTGATGTTGGACAGCTTCACCGGGGTGTTGATGATCCCGGCGTTCGCATATCCTCTGACGAGGTTGACAGGCGCTACACCGACATATACGGGAACCGTGCCGGCCTGCGTGGCGTTTTGTGCGACATCGTCGCCGATGTGGCCGAACGCGCCGTATAAATATTCATTTGCCATGTTCTTCACCTCTCTGAATTATAGGTATTGATTGTATTCTGGCACCCGAGCCAGCCCACGCTCCACCGTGAAGGTGATCCACGCGAACCAGTAAGGGTACCAGTCGGAGATCGCATCTTGCTCCATGAACGGCCCGAAGCTGATGCCGTCCTCCTTGACTATGCGCAGGCCGTCGATGTATTCCGTACTTTCGAGCGCCAGCAGTGCCGCGTCCACGAAGTTCCAGACGTCACGCCAGCCTTCGCCGTGCCGGGTAAATAGGGCCCGGGCTTCCGGTGTGTTATATCGGGTGTATGAGCCGTTACCGTTTGCGTGAAATAGTTCCGGGCCATGGGTTCCCGGGTTCCATGCCGACAAGCTCATGCGCACTTTGAGAGTGCCCTTGTTTTCAGTCATCCGATCTGTTCCTTCGGTGAACTGAACGCAGAGGGAAGGGATGGGAGCCGCCACCTTTGGCGGCAGTTTATCTTTTGTTGGAACAAAAAGCGCAAAGGCCGCCGGGTTTGTTTCCGTGTAGTCGAAGGAGGAGTCTGCTGCGTTGTCATCCGGGAGCTTGAGCTTAATCTGTTTGCAGATATTCGCATCGGCCCACGCTGTGATCTTGTCAATAATTTGCACGATCGTCATAATGCTGCGCCTCCTATACTGTACGGCTTTGACCGAGGGCTATTTGAGCGACGCCCATGTCCTCGCTCCAGTCGTTCACGATGTACTCACGGCCGTCGACATTGAGACTTTCGCCGGCTCCACGGCGAGGAGGAAGATCCTCAACATACGCAAAGAGCAGCAGGCTTGACTCGGCCACTCCGACCTCCGCGCCACCTTGCCGCTCTCTGAGTTTGTCGTCGTCAATGACGACCGGTATGTTTTTGCCCTCGACCTTGTGCATCTCCCCGAACTCGTCGATGTTCAGGAAGATGCCGCGGTCTGCTTTCACCATGTCCTTGAATGAGGACATTATAATTACACCGGATCAGCTGCGTCGAGTGAAGGGGGTTCCTCGCCGTCGTCGTATGCTTCGGGTGTTTCGTCCTGATCTTCAGCTTTGGCAGCTTCGATCATGGCGATGACGTCAGCCTTCTTTCGAGCGTTTGAAGCGTCCACTCCGTAGGCTTTGGCGATCTCCTTCAGCTCGTCGAGCTTCATGTCAATATTGTAAGCAGGCAGCTCGTCGACGTCCTTGCTGCCTGTTTCTGCTTTTTCCGGAGCTTTGGGCGTTGATGGCGTTGCCGGTGCTTTAGTGGGTGTATCCACATACACGGCCACGCCCAGCCTGACAAGGCGCGCTTCCTGCTCCGGGGTAGCTGTGAACGGATCATCCGCTGGAGTTTTCGGTATTATCCTGTTACCCTTGCGGTACCCGTAGGTGCCTTTTATGATCTTGATCATCAGTTACCCTCCTTATTCTTCATTACCCTCGTCCTCGGATATAACCGTTGCGGAGATCCATGGGTTCTTCTGGTTCGGGATCAGCAACGGGCAGCTGGTAATTGTCAAGGTTCTGGTGTTACCTTCGGCGCTTGCCAGATACTTCGGAACGCGTCTTGCTGCATAGGTGTGGAACTGTCCATCGTACTGCTCGACCTGAGTGACTGCTCCATACAGTGTGCGGCCAGCTCCGGGAGCCGTAAGGATCACTTTTCCGGCCGGGATGTACTGAACCGTTTGACCGTTGTCGTCCTCATACTGCTCGTCGTAGCTGATGACCGAGATCATTCTGCCGTAAACATTGAGAACAGCAACGAGAGTAGCACCAGCAGGGAGAGTTTTCGGGTCAACGGTTCCGAGGTTGAAGTTCCTGATGTCAAGGAGCTTCTGGATCTTCTCGTTGTTGATGATGACGTCAGCAACGTCCGGAGCCACGATAAGCTCGGAAGCAGGGAGCCCTCTGGAAGTCAAGAGTCTTGCCATGGCTGCGATGTCTCCGATGATGTCAGCGCCCTGAGCATCCCAGTCAACGTCCGGAGTATAGACTGCCGGATTGCTCGACTCGCTATAAAAGCGGATTTCCTTCTCCTCGTACTTGGTCAGATCGTCAGCGTAGTGCTTCATGATGCAGCCGTTGTTGAGCATGGTCTCGGCTGCCATAGCTTCCTCACGTCTGGAGATCATCTCGCTCATTTCGTCGGCGTCCTTCAGGAGCAGAGCACTTTCGCGCTGCTGGGGTGTCAGTCTGCTGAACAGAGCCTCGCCGAAGCCTCTTTTCTTGAGGTCGTCAATGGTGAGCACTCTGCGTGGTGCGATAAACGGAGGGGTGTATCTCTCCATGTAGTAGCCCTCGCGAGTGATAGTAACGCCGCCCTTTCTCGGCGATACGAATGGGGCCAGCTTCTTGCTGCCGTCCTTGTACTCAACGAGCACGTCGTCAGTCGCAAAGATGTCAGTCGCGTCGTTGGTCGGGAAATATCTGTCGCGCAGGAATGTGCGAAGGGGCGCGAGCTGCTCCACTGCCATGAGCAGGGCGTGGGTGCTGTAAATGTCAAATGCCATTTTTCATTCCTCCTTATCTCTCGTAAGCATCAGCAAGGAAAATGCCGAGAGTTCTCAGTTCTTCCTTGTTGGCTTCGGTCATAGTGTAGCCGTCTGCAACGATCAGCTGGTTAGCATTGAAGCATCCGGTCTTATATGCGAGTCCCACGACTGCGGTGCTGGTGCCGGTTTCTGTGTCCTCTGCGAGGATGTACTTGGCTTTTGCCATGACGTCAGCAGTGAGCTCGCAAGTGATCCTGATTTTGGTCTCGTTCTTCAGAACGCCGTCAGCTTTCAATGTTATGGTCAAGGTGTTGTTGCTGTATGCGACGGTGTAGTCTGTTGTGACGGTTGCGGGGGTTTCGCCTTCCTCTGCATACACCTTCAGCTTCGCGGTATTAAGTCCAGCTTTCTCGAAGGTGGCCACCAAAGTGTCGACATCCAAAACGGCGCTCACATTTTTGTCAGAGCCGAGCAGGATGCCGTCGCCGCCGGGTGCTGTCATGGCGATGACAGAGCCGCGGAGAAGTTTGCCCTGACCGGACGCGAGCTTGATGTGACCGGTTAAGGCTGCGGGTTCATTTCCGTGGATCAGGTTATCGAAGCTCACGGATCCGAGATTTTCGTCGAGTCTACTCATTACTTTCTACCTCCGTTCTTCATTTTGTTGTAGACGTCCACGATCGCGCTCACCTGTTGAGCAACGTCGGGTTCGTCGTATTGGTTCCCTGAGTTGGGAGCTGCGCCGACGCCTTCTGCTCCGGATGCTTTGTAGTCCTTTGCAGAGTTGTCAAGGTGCTGTTTGCCGAGCTGGGCCTGCTTCTGTAAAGCCTTCAGGGAGAGCTCTGCTGCTGTACAAGGCTTCTCGCCATATTTGGCCTCAGCCACGAGCTGGGGATCGCCGACCGCTGCCTCGATGCTCTCGATTTCCTTAATGCGAGCTCTTTCAGCTGCGATGGCCTCGGTTGTAGCTGCTTCCCTTGCGGCCGCTTCAATTTGAGCGACGAGCTCAGGATGCTGCTGCCTTAATTCTTCGAGTGTCATGGTTTTCTTGCCTCCTTCATTGGATTTTGGTTTTTCTATTCCAGCCGCGGAGCCTTTAGGCGCTGCGGATGAAATGCTTTTTACCGGGATATTTCCGGGAATATTGTGCAGCCCTTTGATGTTGTGCTTTATGCCGTTGACAAGCAGCACGGTCTTGTCTGCACTCATGACCATTTGAGGGCCTGAGCCTTCCAGTAACGTGTCGGCGAAGCCCTTCTCGATCGCTTCTTTGCCCGTCATCCATGTCTCCTTTGTCATCATGGAACGAAGGGTTTCCACGTCGGTGCCGGTCTTTGCTGAGTAAATCTCAGCGATGGCCCTTTCAGCTGCGTCGAAGCCCTTGATGATCTGCTTGAGCTCGGTTATGTTGTAATAATCATAAAACAGGCCGCTGACTCCGTGGATCATCACAAGGCTGCCGGGATATACCGCCACCTCGTCGCCGCTGCACATAATAACGCTGGCAGCGCTGGCCGCGATGCCCTCGACGATGACCTTCTTGGTTCCTGTGAGGCCCTTGATGGCGTTGTGAATTGCGATGCCGGTGTAAAGATCGCCGCCCACACTGTTGAGCTTGATGGTGATCTTGCTTTTCCCCTTGACGACTTCCAGATCTTCAAGGAAGCCCTCGGGGGTGATATACAGTCCGGGCAGTGGTTCACCAGTCCACCAGTCTGTCGGCTGGCTGCTCATTATTTCGCCGTAAAGGGTGATCTCGCCCTCGTCGTCGGACACGGACGCGATATTCCAGAACTTTGGCGCGGTAGCCGGGGCCGCCTGTGCTCCGTTAATCATCCGGAGCGTTTTTCTTTTTTCCATTGTCATCACCTTCCTTTATCGCTTCGAGTATTACGGCTTTGACGGCGTTGGTGAGCTGTGTGCCACCGCCTTCCATGATGCCATTCGCCTCCGCGAGTTTGGCGTTTTCTCGTGCGAGCTGCTCGATGTTTGCCTCCCATTGGCCGCCGTTGAGCCTGATGGTTGACTGTTCTCGAGTTGTGAAGCCTTCGCCGACTGCGAGGATCTCGGCCGTGATTTCCTTGACCGGATCGAGCTGTCCTTGGCTTGGGCCGATCCATTCGCATCCGAGCCATGCAGCACGGATCCCCGGATCAGAGAAAAAGCCGGGGGCAATTATTCGGCCACGGGCCACCGCTTCGGCCATCCATACCTCGTAGATGGGGCGGCAGAAGTCATTCGCGAACCATTCGCGGCGCATCTTGAACGCCTTCCATGCTTCCAGCAGTGCGGCCCTGCTTGCCGAGTAGCTTGCATTGAACGCCTTGAGTAATAGGTCGGCCGGTATTTCCAGAGCTGCGCCCACTTGCTCGCATATAGCACGGGTGAAGGCATCGAAGCCGCTGGACGGTCTCTTAGGATCTGCAAAGGTGACATCCTCGCCCGGTTTCATGATGTTGATCTGGCCCGGGCCCATTTCGTACTCATTGGGATCCGTTGATACTTCCTCTGTATCGCCGCCGACCTCATTGAACGGCATATCTGCCGGGTTTGACTCTGTTTTTATGAAGGCAGTAAAAAAGCTCTCGACGACTGCCGCCGTCAGTTCGCTCTCTGTATACCTCCTGAGTTGTAGCAGAGGTTCAATCACCTGCGCGAGATAACTGACGCCACGATATTGATCCGGGCGCTCTGAACTCATGACCTGCACGATGTTCGGCAGTCCTGTCAGCTCTCCATATGCCAGCACGCGCTTCCACTCGGTAGGCTCTGAGCTATACTGGAGGGGGTATGTGTTCCGGATATGATAGGCCACGATCCTGCCGTCTTTGTCTACCTCAACGCCGTCATATATTCGGTTCCCGTCCTTGGTCTTGCCGAACGTGTTGATCGGGCCCATGGCTCCGGCATAGTCCGGAGTGGCCACACGATCGGCCTCAATGAGGTGGATCCGCAGGCTATACGGTTCGAGTGGGGTGACGGGGTATTGCTTGAATAACGCAAAGACGTCGCCACTGGTCAGCCACGAAACAAGTGCGAGCTGCTGCATGGCATAGAAGTCATTGATGCCGGTGGCATCGCAGGCGTGCTTGCGCGTAGCCCATAGAGCAAATTCAGCCTCGGTCTTTTTCTGCCATGCCTCTGCATCTTCAGGAGATAGTCCCAGTCGTTCGCGGTCGATCCTGCTTTTCGGTTTCAGGCCGATGCCGATGACATTTGTGCGGTTGGTATTGATGGCGCTGGTTGCGATCGGTGCGGCCATATAAAGCATACGAGCTCGCTGCCGGAGGGTGAAGTTGTTCTGGTTGATGTCCTCGTGAGGGCTGCCGCTTGGCGCGTTAAAACCTTTGAGCGATTTCCTTTGCCAGCTGGCACCAGCTTCCCCGTAGCCCTTATTTATTGGCCGAGCTGCCGCTTTTGCGTTTGGCTTTGCTATTTGTTCGATGGTGCTCACCTCCTTCAAAAATATTTGAGCAGGGAAGGGAGAGAAAGGAGCAAAACTCTCCCGGCCCCGCTATATGTTAAAGCCCCGGGGAGGGCGTTTAACCATTTTTACCAGTCCCGGGGAACGACGCCGACTGCTCGGCGTGGTTTGCCGCCGGCGAGCTCTGCCTCGAGCTCTGCGATTTCTTGCTTTAGTTCTTTGATAGTGTCCCGGATCGCTGCGAGGTCGGTGTTGTACCTCGTCAGGTTTCTGGATCCGATGCCATAGCTTTGGACGCCGCCGCTGAGCATTTCCGCTTCGCGTTTCAGGTAGAGGGTCAGCCTTTCCCTTGCACTCGTCAGGTCGGCGGTGATGGCTTCCTTGGTTCGCATTGTCGTCACCTCCTTGACTGTTACCAGTCGTCAAAAATATCGCGCTTTTTGCGCGGTGGTCTTGGCTGCTGCACCGGTTTCAGTTTTTGCGGCTCGGCCAGTCCTTTGAGTCGCCGCTCGACGGCGTCCATGTCCGGGTCGATGATCTTCAGGCCGGCCATGGCATAGTTGCGGCAGTCGAGGGCCTCGTTCCGGGTATGGCCCGGCAGCTTCTCCCACATCCACTTGCTGCCTCTTTTGGTGTGAGTGAGGACGAGCTTCTCGGAGAGTAGCCCATTGAAGTAGTTGCTGTCATACCCGCGATCCTCACCACGAGGGAAGTGGCAATACTTCGGGCCCTTTTCCTGAACCTTGAGGGAGCTCATGATCGACTCTTTTCCAGAGTCGACGCCGATCGTGTAAAGCCAGCAATAAATCCTCTTGTTGTCTTTGATAGGCACCTTTGTCGGCGGGCTCACATATGGGATCCCGTCGCCGCCTTTTCCTTTGATGGCGAATACACGTTTTGCCTGCCGCTCCCGGCACGCCTTGTAAACTTCCTGAGTATAGTGACCACCTGAGTCGACGCAGGTGATGGAGATCTTCAGGCCGCGCCCGTTCTTGAACTTATAAACGTGGTCGATGACATCGTCAAGCCGCTGCCATACTTCCGGCGTGTCCGGCTTTCCCATGATGTAGCCCTTTTTTATGCCCCACGTTTCACCATAATGGCCATGACCGACGACCTCATACTCGAGACGATTGTCCTGAGTATCGACGCCGCAGGTGAGAACGAGGACTCCATCTGGCAGCTCCGCATCGTACTCCTCGCGACGGGCCAGCATGGTGTCCTCGTCCTCGATGTCGCCACGATCTTCCCATAGTTCACCGAGCAGGGTATTGTATACGACCTTCAGCTTCTCGGGGTCATGCTTGGCCTCGAGGAACCTCCGGACGATTTTCTCCCATGGCATCCACGGGCTTGAGAAGGCATTGAGCCAGAATGACCGGATCCCGTTCTCATATGCTCCCGGGTTCTCGGCAATCCAGCGCGCCGGTTGTTTCCGCATGACCTCCTCAGAGGATAGGCAGCCGCATGAAGGGCAGGCCCAGTTGACGCTTGTCACCTTGTAGGTCTTGCGGTTGTGTACTTTAACGACCTTAAAGTCGAATTTGATATTATCGAATACAATATTGTGCCATTCGCCGCACTCAGGGCACTGATGGCACCAGCGCTCCTGCGTACCGAGATAAAACGACGCCTCGATATTGCTGGAGCCTTTAATGGTCGGCGTGCTGACCTCGACAGCCTTGGCGTTGTAGAATGTGGCCTGTCTGGCCTCAGCCAGTGACCACGGATCTCCCTCGGTGCCGGCACTAATGGCCCAGCGGTCGCGCTCGTCGCCCAATATGTAACGGGCCGGAGTTGATGCCAGAGCTGAGGCGCTGTTCGAGCCGGTGATCGTCAGCATACCACCGGGGAAGGCTTTCTGGAGGATCGTGTTGCCGCTGTCTCTTGTCTTTACGTCTGAGACTTTTGCCTTCAGAGGCTTGCTGTCTCGGATCATGGGAGCGATACGGAGGCGGCTGAACTTCCGGGCATCCTCAAGGGTAGGTTGGACGAATAGGATGCTCCCGGGGTCTTGGTCTATGATGTAGCCGATGATGTTCAGTATGAGCTCAGACTTTCCGACCTGCGACGCTGCAACCATAACGATCTTGTGCACCTTCGGATCATTGAAGGCTTCCATCGGTTCCTTCAGATATGGGGTTCTTGAGGTTCTCCACGGCCCTGCCTCTGCCGAGTTCTCGGGTGAGAGGCGGCGGTTCCTGTCGGCCCATTCTGCCACGGTGAGGCTCTCGGGTGGTGCGAAGTTCTTTACCGCTCCCGAGATAGCAGCGTTGAGCCTCTCGATCTCCCGCTTAGTCGCTCGGGTCATCGTCCTCCAGCTCTCTCCAGCCTTGGCGATCCCTTACCCGCCGTTTGTATGCCTCGGGATCGTATCGGTAGTTCGCGAGCTCGTTGAGGATGTGGTGGCATTCCTTCTTGATAAGCTCCGAAGCCTCCGCGGCTGTTGTTGTGTTGGCAGCGTCAACAGCGAGACGCCCGGGCAGGGCCATGATCATACTCCGGATCGTATATACCAGATCCATGGTCATCGCTTCGACGTCCTCGCTGCGGTGCATTTTGCCCTCCAGCTCCTTGAGCTCAAGCTCGGCCATTTTTGCCTTGCTTTCCTTCAGGTCAGCTTCAGCCTTCAGCTTCCGACTTTCGGAACCGTCGTCCTTTTTAGCTTCCCGGCCGTTGGCTTTGTCTTGGAGGTATTTGATGTATTTCTGAATAGTAGGGAGCAGGTCGTACCTGTTCGCATTACCGACGCGGATGGTGTTGATGATGCCCTCCTGTGTGAGCTGCTGCACCCGGCGAACTGACACGCCGAACAGCTTGGCAATAACGTCGGCTTTCTGCGCATTTATCGGCGTTCTGCTTCCTTCACTTTCCGGCATGGCGTTCACTCCTTTCCTGCCGATTTTGCGTAACGAAACGCCCTGAAAAAATTTTTCCTTGACTACACGATTCCCGGGCTCGCCAGCACCGCAGGCGAAAAAGGGTCAGCGGAAGTACCTTGCGCATTTTGTTTGGCGCGTGCGGTCGTTCCTGAGCGTTTATTTGGCCTGTATTCGTTCCTTTTGGGCTTGGACGATATATTGGTCGGCTTGGTCGGTTATCGTGCGTCTGGTGCCATTCTGGAGCTTTTGTGTGGCTCCTATTTGCCTTGCTTGGCCATGGCTTGTTTGATGTGGTGCTCCAGCCTCTTGGTGAGGCCCTCGTCGATGTTCTTTTGGATTTGAGCAGCGACGTCCTCGTTGGTGATCATCTGCGGGATGCTCAGCGTCTTGACGGCTTTGATCGGTGTGCGGCTTTGGCCCACCCTTTGGAATGGGATGTCGGCCGTTCCTTTGTTGGTGCCGAGGAACACGTTGGAACCGAGCGCCTTGCGTTGGCCCCTGAAGATCTCGGCCGTGACTGTATAGCTCTTGGCCCTCCTGATAGTTTTCCCGGTTTCGTCCTTTGTCGATTTCGGTCTGGACTTTGGCTTCATGTTGAAGTGTGTCGGCGTCAGGACTCGGCCGGAGAATGTGAGCTGCACGTTGTCGACCATTAAGCCGGCGACGACGATCTTGCCGACGGGCTTGGCCGATGTCTTAGCCTTGGCGATCTCTGACTTCTTGATCCCGTAGGTCTGACTTACGGCAGCTGCCACCCATGCAGGAGCTCGGCTTTTGAAGTCACTCGTCGTTCGCTTGATTACCGTCTCGCTGTCCTTGTTGATCTTGTGGAGCTCTTTCACGAGGTTGGCATATCCCTTGAGGCTGATGTTCATGGATCCGCTGGTTTTGGATGCCATGACGATCCCTCCTTTCGGGCAAATAAAAAACGCCGGGGAGTTGTATTCCCTGACGTTTTTCGGTTATCCTTTGGACGTTTGGCGGTCGACCGGCGGTCGTTCTCCGTACGCTCTCCGGATTTCTTCACGATATACCGTAACATCGTTCGCCATATATTTCAATGTCATTTTATACGGTTTCCTCTCATTTTGTCCGTTTTGAGGCGCTGTGTGCCTTTTCTGGCGTGTTTCTCTGCTCGGGTATAGGTTTACCCTTTGAGCTTTCTCCAGCCACCTCAGCGAGGCTAATTAAGGCCGTACCGTGGATCCTGAATGTCTTTCGCATATAGTTGTCAGTGTTGACGTCGAAGTCCTCAGACTCTCCGAACAGGATCTTGCATATTTCCGGCCACTCTGCCCGGTCGAAGTATCGGAGGCGAATGACTGCGCGCTCGTCCGGTTTCTTTATTTGCTGCACCATGATCTCAATGGCTTCGCGCTCCTTGCGTTCTGCCTCGATGGCTTTTTTGATGGTTTCCTCAAGCTCTATTTTGCGGGCCACTTGAATGGCGACGCGGTCGCTGGTGTTTCCGCTTGCTCTCGGCATCCCTGTGAGGTTCGGGCCAGAAGGGGAGGTCATGGTCGCCTCCATACGTTCGAGGCGCTCGATCTGGTTGTCGATCTCCCGGAGCATGGCCGTGTACTCCTTTAATCTTTCCTTGATGGTTTGCGGCTGTGTTCTTGTCATTTGTTCAGGGCATCACTCCCTTTCACCTCCTCCTATGTCACCGGGCTCGAATATTCTCTCTATGGCCTCACGGGGAAGCTCTTGCCCGTTTCTGATGCATTTGACGTTCTGTTTTCCTGTTGTTCTTATGTAACGCTTGACGATCACGTCGGTGAAGGCCGGCGTCAGCTCCATGGTGTAGCAGGTCTGATCATATTGCTCGCAGGCGATCAGTGTCGTGCCGGAGCCTCCGAAGGGGTCATATACTCCTTTAGCCCATAGCGTGTTGTCGATTATCATGCCGATCAGCTCGACCGGTTTCTGAGTCGGGTGGAACTCGTTGCCCGATCTGGAGCACTCGAGGACGTTGCTGTAACCTTTGTGGCCGTCAAATTTGCTCTTGCCTCGCGCTGCGTACATTATGAGCTCATGCTGTGATCTCCAGCCGACGCCCATGCCCGGCGTGCCTTTATTCCAGACGAGCATCTGCTTGACTCCGAAGCCGCTGGCCTCCACGAGGTCGAATAAATACACCCACATTCTCCAGTCTGTGAAGATATAAGCAAAGAGGCAGGGGATGTTAGTGAGGGCGTCCCGGATCAAGTTCTGATAGCCTCGGGTGCTGAGGATGTCGTTGGCGATCATCGGTACGGGTTCGCCTTTTCTCACGGTTCCGATGCTGCCGTTGCTCTTGTCGCTTTCCTTGCTTCCTCCTGAGCAATATGGCGGGTCAGTGAGAAGGATTTCAGGCGTCGCACCATTGAGCAGCAGTTCCCTGTCTTTTTGCTCCGTGCAGTTTCCGCAGAGGACTCGATGGCGGCCGAGGATCCATAGGTCTCCGTATTGAGTGACCGGTTCGGCCGGTGGTTCGATGACGGCATCCGGATCCTCGAGTTCTTTCGCATGGATGGCTTCAGAAAGAGCGCTGACGATATTGCCATATTCCTCCTCGGTATATCCGGAGAGCATGAAGGGGATCTCTCCGGTGTCTATATCTGCGAATACCTCGGCCAGCATCTTGGTGTCTGGATCACTGAGCTCCGCGATCCTATTGTCGGCCACGAGGTCGGCCATTTCTTCGGCTTCGCTCGCGTAGTTTTGATAGTCGACCGGCACCTCGGCCAGATCCTCCAGCTGCGCAGCCATTAGTCGGCCGTGCCCTCTGACAATTAGTCCGCTGCGGGTGCTGACTGTGATCGGGCCTCGCCATCCTTGGCCCCGGATGATGGCCCCGAGGAGCTTCACCTGTTCAGGAGGGTGCTGGTTCGGGTTCTTCGGGTTCGGCTTGAGCTCCGAGGTCTTGATGATGGCATCATGAGCGCAGAATACTGGGATCCCGTCGGCCCATGCTTTGGGCTCTGCGGTCGTCTTATAGCCAAAGAGTTCCGGAGCTGCTGCTTCCGGCTTCGATTTCTTCTTAGCCATTGGATCCGTCACCTCCCTGAGCATCCATTTCCATCACCGTCATGATCGCATAGTTGGCCAGATCCAGAAGGGTGTCCCGGATGCTTTCGTCGTTGACCTTCTGATCAGCTCCGGGCCTGCATAGCGATTTCAGGCGGTTGGTTTTA